AATTGCGGCGAATGAACCCTTATCAAACACTACTCTCACGTAAACGTACCTGGACTCCTGTCCAAACAACTGCTGGTCAAGTACTGGAAGGCGCGGAAGAAACTATCTACCGTGCCTTGGCAATTCGCCATATGGAACTTCCAGTGGGTGACTTTATCACTGATGCTCTAGCAAATGACGTACCGGATTTGGCGCGGACGATCTTATTGTCTAATGTCAAAGACGAAGAAAATCACGACCTTGCATTGGGTTACATCGCCAATGCTCTTGGCGTTGATCCGCAAGCTGAGGAAGAAGCCAAACGTCTCAGAGACGCCTGGGTTGCTCATCCGGATCACACGATCCTCAAGGCACTGGTTGCCGAACGTGCAATTTTCTTTGTGCTCCTACCCTTTTTCCGTTTTACGGGCGATGCGGGGTTGAGGACTGTATCTGCTGATATTAGCCGTGATGAACAAGTCCACGTGGCTACAAATAGCTTGGTGTGTCGGGAGCTCGGTCTTGATTGGAGTCCTTCTCTTGACAAGCTCCGTAAAGCAACTATCAATTGGGTGATGCAGCCACTCAAGGCTAACAACCCCAATAAATATCTAAACAAAAAATTTTGGCTGGATTCCAGTGATCGCCTGATGTACGAAGGTAAAGCTCCTGAGCTTGCTGACACCAAACGAGCACGTATGCCAGCGTTCTTTGAACATGCAAACCCCAATCTACCCCAATACGCCTAACTTACGGTTAGACGTTCGGCGTCTTCTGGAAGAACTAGAAGATGTCTTTCCACCAGTTAACCCCACTCCTGACACAAGCGTTGGGCACATCATGTACCGTGCTGGACAACGTAGTGTTGTGGAGTGGATTGAAAACCGACTCGATGAGGATTCTTAATTATGGGCGCTGGACGCAGAGCCGAACATAAGGCTGAAGAAGCAAAACGAGCTGCGGGTATTGAAGCAACTCGTATGCGTATTGAAGAAGAAGATCGCCAACGTGCTTTCCAAGAACAACTAGCAGCACAACGTCAAGCTATGCTTGATCAAACAGCAGCAATGCGAAATGTTAAAGCACCTCAAGTACTGCAAAGTACTGTTGGTGCAGAGAACACTGGTGTTCGCACCTCTCGTTCTCGTCGTCAAACTACCCGTGCAATGGGCAGCGGTGTTGCTGCTCTTCGTATCCCCCTTAACATCGGAGGTGGCTCCGGTGGTGGTCTTAGTATTGGTTAATTAAATGAACGCTAAAAGCAGGTACGATCATCTATCCAGCTATCGTTCACAATTTCTAGACACAGCGGTTGAGTGCTCAAAGCTCACCATTCCTTACCTCATCCAACGTGATGAGTTCCGTGTTACCCATCAATCACTTAAGCAACCTTGGCAATCCGTAGGTGCAAAGGGTGTAGTGACACTTGCATCCAAATTGATGCTGTCCCTCCTACCTCCCCAAACTACGTTCTTCAAGCTTCAGGTACGTGACGACAAGCTGGGAGCTGAGCTTCCGCCTGACATGCGTTCTGAGCTTGATCTTAGCTTTGCCAAAATGGAGCGGATGGTGATGGATTCGATTGCTGCTTCCAGTGATCGTGTCGTTGTTCACCAGGCTCTCAAGCATCTGGTGGTTGGTGGTAATGCACTGATCTATATGGGTGAGGAAGGGTTGAAACATTACCCACTGAATCGCTACGTTGTCGATAGAGATGGTAACGGTAACGTAATTGAGATCGTAACCAAAGAACTGATTAACAAAAACCTTCTGCCAAAAGAGATTCTTAAAGAACCACCTCCGGTTACTCAAGAGAGCTTCTCTTCTGAAAATGATGCAGAAGTCTATACTCATGTACGCCTAGACAACAATCGTTGGGTGTGGTATCAGGAAGTCTATGGTAAGAAGATTCCTAAATCCGACAGTAAAGCTCCAAAGGATGCTAGTCCTTGGCTTGTACTGCGTTTCAATTCTGTCGATGGCGAAAACTATGGACGGGGTAGAGTTGAGGAATTCTTGGGAGATCTTAAGTCGCTTGATGCACTCTCCCAGTCCCTCGTAGAAGGCTCTGCAGCAGCCGCTAAGGTTGTGTTCGTGGTATCACCCTCAAGCACGACTAAAGCACAGACGCTGGCGAAGGCAGGCAACGGAGCGATCGTTCAAGGTCGTCCCGATGACATCGGTGTTATCCAAGTGGGTAAGACTGCTGACTTTAGTACAGCTGCTAATATGGCTGCTACTCTTGAGCGTCGTTTGTCTGATGCATTCCTCATTATGAGTGTCCGTCAGGCAGAACGAGTTACAGCTGAAGAGGTTCGCCTTACTCAACTTGAACTTGAGCAACAGCTTGGCGGTTTGTTCTCGCTGTTGACTGTTGAATTCTTGTTACCTTATTTGAACCGCAAGATGCTGGTACTGCAACGGAGTGGGCAGCTTCCTAAAATCCCTAAGGATCTAGTAAGTCCTACCATTGTTGCTGGTATCAACGCACTTGGTCGTGGTCAAGACCGTGAGTCTCTCACGTCCTTTATCATGACTATTGCTCAGACACTTGGACCTGAGGCACTGATGCAATACATCAATGCTGATGAAGCTATCAAACGTCTGGCAGCTGCACAAGGTATCGACGTACTGAACCTTGTTAAGTCTATGGAGCAGATCCAGCAAGAACAAGCTGATGCTGCTCAACAGCAAGAAGATATGGCTCTTGTTGGACAAGCTGGTAACCTCCTTAAATCACCCCTGGCTGATCCATCCAAAAACCCAATGGCAGGTGAAACTGTCAATGCGGTAATGGGTGAAGAAGTCATTCCCCCAATGCAATAACTATGGCAGAAATTTTATCTTACGATCCAGCTGGTGATCCCGAAGTTGTCAGTGCTATGGAAGCTGACCAAGCTGAGTCTCTGGCTATTGGAGAAGAGATGATCAACCAAGCTAATGCTCGGTTGGCTGGAAAGTACAAAGATGCACAAGAGCTTGAAAGAGCTTACATCGAACTTGAAAAGAAACTTGGTTCACGTGATTCTGAAGAAGAGTCCGGTGAGCCAGAACCTCAACAAGAACAAGAACAAGAGCCTTCTGAATACTCTTCACAGATTGAAGCTATTAGTAAAGCTGCAGAAGAATTCAGTTCTAAAGGTGAGCTAAGTGCTGAGACTTTGGCTGAGTTTGAGAAGATGTCATCCAAGGAATTGATCCAAGCATACTTTGAGTATGAGCAAAGTCTTCCTACAATGGATGCACCTCAATCAGTTGAACTGTCACAAGGTGACATCAACACTATCCAAAACTCTGTAGGTGGTGAAGCTGCTTACCAACGACTTGTTGGTTGGGCAGCACAAAACTTCTCTGAAGCTGAGATCCAAGCCTTCGATAACGTTGTCGATTCTGGTAACGTTGCTGCTATTAACCTAGCACTCGCTGGTCTTCAAGCACGTTACACAGACGCAAACGGTTACGAGGGTACTATGCTTCAAGGTAAAACTGCTGCCCCTGCTGACACATTTAAGAGTCAAGCAGAGGTAGTGCGGGCAATGTCTGACTCTCGTTATGACAAAGATCCTGCATATCGTGATGAGATCATGCAGAAGCTTGCCCGCTCCGAACTTAAATTCTAATGAACGACACTAACATTTGGGCTAAAGAGCCACCCCTTATTATGTCTGATCATCCTTACGGTGTCCCACACAACGAACGAGCTGAGCAGCTTAACGGTCGCCTTGCTATGCTTGGCGTCATGGCTGCTCTTGGCGCTTACGCGCTGACTGGACAAATCATTCCTGGTATCTGGTAATGCCGCTTAAGAAGGGTAAGTCTCAAAAGACTGTTTCATCTAACATTAGTAAACTGAAGATTGAAGGCTACCCTCAAAAGCAGGCAGTAGCTATTGCACTAAGCAAAGCTGGTAAATCTAAAAAAAGGAAGTAACCATGCCTCAAGGTAAAGGAACCTACGGTTCACAAAAAGGTCGTCCGCCTAAGAAAGGGACGAAAAAGTAATGGCTAAGCCTGGTCTCTACGCAAACATCCACGCCAAACGCAAACGTATTGCTGCAGGCAGTGGTGAAAAAATGAGAAAGCCTGGGTCTAAAGGAGCACCCACGGCTGCTAACTTTAAACGCTCCGCTAAAACTGCTAAGAAAAACAAACTCAAAATCAAATGAAATTCCTTGCTATCCTCCCCGCAACCCTGATTGCTGCTGCTCCCGCATTCGCTGGTCCTTATGCCAATGTGGAAGCTAACTCTGGTTTTACCGGTTCTGACTACAGCGGTACCGTGACCGACTTCCACGTTGGTTACGAAGGTTCCTCTGGTGTGCTTGGTTATTACATCCAAGCTGGTCCTTCTGTGGTCTCGCCTGATGGCGGTGAAGCAGAGACCAAGTTCACTGGTAAGACTGGCGGCTCGGTTGCTGCAAGTGAGAAGCTTGATGTGTACGGTGAAATCAGTTTCGCTGCTGACACTGTTAACTCCTACGGCACCAAAGTTGGTGTGAAATATAAGTTCTGATTATTATGATTGAGTGTCCCACCTGTACCCCAGCGCAACAATACGTTCTAGAACAACTGCAAGTTAAAGCGGATATTACAGACCCTGTTGCCCTGGCAGTCATCATGGGTAACATTCAACAAGAGTCAAACTTCCGTCCCAATGTCTGCGAGGGTGGCGCTATCGTTCCTTACGATCGCTGCCTTCGTGGCGGGTACGGTTTAATCCAATGGACATCGCCCAGACGTTATCATGGTCTGGGCAGATTCTGTAAAAGATACGGATGCGATCCAAGTAGTTTGAAAGGTCAAACCCGTTACATGATTAACGAGCTTCGGTTTCGTGCCGAGCTTGCTGAATTTCAAACGCCTTACCAACAACTCCCCTATTACATGAACTCCGCCTACTATTGGTTGGGTTGGGGGAT